AAACAATACAAAGATAAGGCAGTTGAGGCTATCAATCAGGTTTACACCAGACTAATGCCCAATCCGTATAACTGATGCCTAGCTTACCCAAACTTTCCGGTGAAGACAGAAAAGAGCACAAAGTCTTTCGGGATTTTGGGGGGATAAACACGCAAGCCAACAGACAAGGTATTGCAGATACACAGTTTTCTTGGATTGAGAACGTCATGCCAATTGGTTTTGCCAATGCAAAGGTCGTTCCTGCCCAAACAAGTACCTTGCAGACCCATGTAGCCACTGGTTACTATTACTACGGGTACAACATCAGTGGTACGTCATACATCTTTGTTGCCACGACAGGCGGTGCTGCTTACCAAATCCTTGCCTCAAGCCCTTACACAATAACAACCATAGCTGGTGCAAGTACGTTTTCTGGTACGTCTACGCAAATTGCTCAATGGAAAAATGATCGTATTTTAATTATTGACAGCAATGCCAATGGTTACAGATCATGGGATGGCACAACTTTAACCATTTTGTCGGGTACAACGTCTGCACCTGCTGGTGGTACAACGATAGCAACTTATTCGGGTCGTGTGTGGATAGGTAACGGTCGTACTTTGTATTACTCTGCGCCAGCATCTTACAGTGACTTTACATCAGGAAATGCGGGTGGTAATACGGTTATTTCTGATGAAACGTTGACCAGCAATATCAATCAACTGTTGACTGCCAACAACTTTTTGTATTTCTTTGGTGACGATTCAATCAACGTGATTGCGGATGTGCGTGTGTCATCTGGTTCTACGTTGTTTTCCAATACCAACATCTCAGCATCTTTAGGAACAACGTTTCCTTATGCCATTGAATCGTATTACAGAGCAATTTGGTTTTTGAACAAATCGGGCGTGTATGCGTTGTTTGGTGCAACTCCTAAAAAAATGTCTGAGGAGTTAGATGGCATATTTGCTTTGATTGACTTTACAAAGCCTGTGTCTGCTGGTACTTGTTACATCTACAACATCTTTTGTTTGGCAGTGACGTTTACTTATGTTGACCCAACTTTAGGTTCAAGACCTGTTTTGTGCGTGTATTTCAACAAGAAATGGTTTGTAGCAACTCAAGGCTCAACGCTAAGATTTGTGTGGACAAACAACATTTCTGGAGTGGATTATTTGTTTGGTTCTGATGGACAAAACATATATCAATGTTTTGGTAATACATCTGGCAGTGTGTCTTGGAGGATGGTATCCAAGTTGTTTGATGACAATGTTCCTTACCAAGACAAGCAGGTTACCAAGTTTGGTATTGAATGTACTTTGCCAGCAACCGTATCTCAGTTGTCTATCACGATTGATTCAGAAAGCCAGACCCAAGCGTATACCTTGGCTACGACTTCCTACGCAACATGGGTGAATAATTCTGGTGCAACTGTTTTGTGGACAAACAATTCAGCATCTGTTGTGAACTGGTTGGCTACTGGATTTACATGGTTTAGACAAGATGTGTCCATGATTGGACATTATTACGGCACAACAGTAACATCAACTACACCGTCATTCTTGATACAAGGCATGATGTGGCAGTTTGAAAAACGTTCTCTTTGGGGATCATAATGACAGGTACGACACAGATAACACCAACGAATACGTTTGCGTCCCAATCGGGGTCTATACCGCTATCGCAGTTGGACACCAATTTCACGCAAATCACGTCTTTTTTGAACAACCCAAACAACTACGCCAACTATTTGGTGGACTCGGGTACAGCAAATACTTATGTGGTGACGTTTCCTACTGGGGTAATTCCTGCGTCATACACAGCGGGTTTGTCGGTGGTTATGAAAGTGACCAACTCAAATACAGGCGCATCTACTGTCAACGTCAATGGTTTGGGTGCAAAGAACATCTATAAACAAGGCTCTACAACAGTTACAGCAGGTGATTTAACGGCAAATGCTGTGGTCTTGTTGGTGTATGACGGTACGCAATTTCAAGTCATTTCTGGTGGTTCTGGTGCGGTTGCAGGTGGTGTTTTGTATGAAAACAGCACAACTATCTCAACAAACTACACCATCACGACAAACAAAAACGCCCATTCTGTTGGCCCTATAACGATAGCAAGTGGTGTGACGTTAACCGTACCCACTGGTAGCCGTTATGTTGTTCTTTAAGGATTACACATGAGTTCACTTGTTTTAACAGGCGACACTAGCGGACAAGTCACACTTGCCGCCCCTGCTGTTGCGGGGACTACTACTATTACTGCACCAGCAGTATCAGGAACAATGTCTGTTCTTTCACCTACACAAAGTATGGTGAGACTAATAACATCTAATGGATACGGAAGCACAAATACTGTAATTAAAAGATACAGCACTACTGTTACAAATCAAGGATCAGATATTACTTATGCTGATTCTGCAACTCTTGGCGCATCTTTTACAATCAATACAAGTGGTGTTTATGCGGCTACTGTTAGCTACAATTATTCGGGTGTTTCCGATGGTGGCTTGTCACTTAATTCTACGCAATTAACTACTCAAATTGCCAGCATTACCGCAACAGATCGTCTTGTAATTACTGACAATGTTTCTGGAAACAATGCAACTTGTTCTTGGATAGGCTACATATCTGCTGGTTCTGTTTTAAGAGTTCATACCGCTGGCGGTGCTTCAGTAACTGCTGGTACAGAACAATTTACTATTGTGAGGGTTATTTAATCATGTCAATACTTGTTTTAACTTCTGACACGCTATCTAGTCCTGCCGCCGCAGGGCAGATTGAATACTCAAGCCCCATCTACGCCGCTACACCTATCGGCACACAGCGAGGCATTGTTCCGACTCAACAGTACTACAGACTGAATGCTGCGGTTGTTGGGGCAGATACCAACAGCGCACAAAGCATATTTGGCGTTGGTGTTACTTTGTCAGCAAGCACTGTTTATGAGTTTGAAGCACTGTATGTTTTTTCTAAAACTGCTGGCGCAACATCCCACTCGCTAGGTTTTGGTTTTGGTGGAACAGCTACCATTAACAATATACTTTATGAGACATCAGGTGGAACTATTGTGAGTTCGACTCCATCTGGAACTCTTATTACCAATGCAAGTTACTATTTGGGTTCTATTGCAAACTCTACTGCAAATACAGTTGCTTTTTCTTCTATTACAGTTGCTGGAATTTGTTTTTCATATATTGTTCGTGGCACAGTATCAATCAACGCTGGTGGAACATTCATTCCCCAGTACACACTATCAGCCGCCCCTGGCGGTGCTTACTCAACAGTGGCTGGTAGTTATTTCAGAATCAATCCGCTTTCCGCATCTGGCGCGGCAACTAACGTGGGGACATGGGCATGACAACAACAATTGATGGATCAGCAAGCGTAACAATCAACTCAGGTGCAATACTGGGTATTAACTCTAGTACTGCGGTTGCATCTACCAGTGGTACAAGCATTTCATTTAGCTCAATACCAAGTTGGGTAAAGCGTGTAACTATTATGCTTGTTGGCGTAAGTACCAATGGCGCAAGTAACTTAGCTGTTCAGATTGGGCCTGTTGCTGGTGTTGAAACTTCTGGTTATTCTGGATACGCATACACACCAACATCTGCTGCTAGCTACACAACAGAATGGGCAATAACTGGCACAAACTCAGCAGTAAACTTGCATAGCGGAACTGTATTTTTAAGTCTTGCAGATAGCGCAACCAATACATGGGTAATGTCTGCTGTTGGTGGCGGTGTTGGTATTAATGCTGCGTCAATGGCTGGTGGTTCAAAAGCTATAGCTGGCACACTATCGGTACTTAGAGTTATTGGTAGCAATACTGGCTCACCAGTTGACACCTTTGACGCTGGAACAATCAACATTCTTTACGAGTAAACATCATGACACACAGAATCGTAGTAAACGTAGAAACAGGTGAAGTCACTCAAGTTGAGTACACCGCTGAAGAACAAGCCGCATACGATGCGGCAGTGGCACAGCAACAACAAGAACAGCAACAAACACAACAAGAACAATAATGGAAACAGAAACCAGAATTGCAGTGCATGAAGCCATTTGTGCTGAACGCTATGTTGCTATTGAAAAGCGTATGCAAAGAATAGAGTATTTGCAATACATCGCTATGGTTTGTATCTTGCTTGGCCCGGGTGTGGCAGGTGAGATTGTCAAGAAGATAGCAGGGCTGTGAAATTGACCCAATCAGTCTTTGTTTACTTGCAGCAGGGCTGGTCAAGAACATCCAGCAAGGTTGTGAGTTATACAAGCAAGCTAAAGAATCCTTTGTCCAAGTCAAGAGAACTGCTGATGAAGTGGTGGCAATTGGCAAGGAATTACACGGTTTTTGGGGTCAATTACGCAAGTTCTTTGGGGCAAAATCTCAAGTTAAACCTGTTGCCAAGAGCAAAAAGTCTGAGTTTGTCAGTGTGGACGAGACTTCAGTCAAAGTTGAGATTGTCAAAAACCTTACCGAGTTCTTCAGACTCCAAGAACAGTTAGCAGCACACATAAGAGAAGAAGAAGAAAAGAGCAAGACGGTATACGACCCTGACCAGAACCATATGGAAGCCGCACTCAAAAGGGTGATGGCACAGCAAGAGATGGCGGCACTTGAGGTTCAGATCAGAGAGACGATGGTGTACCAAAGCCCTCCTGAGATGGGTGCTTTGTACAGTTCAGTGTTTAAGATGCGAGAGACAATTCAGGGAGAGCAAGAACAAGCAAGATTGGCAGAAGAAGCCAAGGAAAGGTACAAGGGATGGCTACGCAGGGAAAGGCAAAGAGACCTCCAAGCAAAGTCAGCGTACCTAGTCGCAACAGCGGTAGTCCTGATGTACGTCTGGGCATGGTTTCTCCTGTTAAGTCATCTGGAGAGGAAATAATGGGGTGGACTGCCTGTTGTGTGCTGGTGGGCTTTCTCTTGCCTTTGGGTGCAATGTTGT